AACATATTAGGGAAAATAGGGAAAGGGAAAGTGTTTCAAAAAAAAAAAATATATATAACCCTCTCTATATAAAAAATAATTATTATTTTTATATATTTATTCCCTAAAATCCCTATGATATATAAACCTTACCAAAACCACGGGGGCAAAAAAAAAATAAAAAATCCTTTTAGGGATTTTATTTTTCCCTAACCCAATTTGGGAGTGTTAAAGAGGGGGAGGGGCAGACCCAAATGAACCCATAAAACTCCCGTCATTTTGGTAAGGTTTGTCTCGTCATCATATGTAGTCAAGTCAGGTCTATCAATTTCTTTTTTTTTCTAATTTTTTTTGAATAATGAAAAATCGTTTTTATTTTGAATAATGAAATCTGATATTTTTTTATAATATTCTTCATCAAAACTTGTTAGGTGATTATAGCGACATTTGAAACCATCTGGAAATAATTTACAAACTCTATCACATGTAGCACCTTTTAACAATCCATTTTTAATAGTTTGATTACATCTATATTCAGGAATGATATTTCTTAATTCATATACACAACAATTATTACGACGGAGATAATTTGAAATATCCATCTTTATTAGTATCAAACACACTACTTGATTTAATTTTAGACATACTTTTTTTTTAAAGAACATAAAAAAAAATATAAACCCGAGGGCTTATATTATTTTTTTTGTTTTTTGTTTTTTGTTTTTTTTTGTTTTTTACTCATCATAATCAATTTTAAACTTACAAACAAGAATCCCTCCATTCTTTTCAACATTAGGGTCTTCACCATTAGGGAAGTAATATACCAAAGCCCATCTCCATTCATCGTGGTTCAATTCGTTTTTGATATGTTCTATAAGCCTCAACCTTACATCATTCTCGTCTTCACCTTCCTTTTTGTAAAAGTCCATATCCGACCCTCTAACAGCCTCCCACGGACATCCACACGCATCAGGAATATAAGATGTGCTAATAGCACCATCTTCATATTCTTCCCACAAAACCCTCTCTCTCGTATAGAGCCTCCAAAAGGGTTTTTTAAACTTCATAATCTTATCAGCAATCTTATCAACATTTTTTTTTCCACGGCTTCTAAAATTACTATCATCATAACTAATAAAATCGGTTGGCTTGATAGGCGTATTATCAATATCAACGAAATAATTGGCGGGTTCTTTCTTCATCTTTGCTTTTCAGTTATATATATCAAACACACGACTTGAACTAAAAAAATACATGTTTTTTACGATTCTTCTTCTTCCCAGTATTCCCTATCAGTTCCACCTTCGGTATAATATTCTTCAACTACTTCTTCACTATCATCGTCATAAGTAATAACCATATCTCCATCATCATTCATTTCACAATATTTTACATTATCATTCTCATTAAAGTCATCGGGGACTTTGAAATATACTTTCGTGGTAAAAGTGATATACTTAGTCATCTTTGCTACTTATATTAGTATCCATTTTTTTAACAGCAATATCATAATATGTTTTATCCAACTCAATACCGATAAAGTTTCTATTATTTTTTTTTGATGCTACACCCGTGCTTCCAACACCCATACAATTATCCAAAACATTATCACCTTCATTCGTATATGATTTAATTAACCATTCAAGTAAATCTACTGGCTTTTGTGTTGGGTGTGTTGGTCTCTCAACACGATTAAACTTCAATACACTCGTTGGTAATCTTTTACCATCACTTGATGATACATTTTCTTTATGACTTCCGTAATTAGTCTGTTTATCTACCGCCTCTTGTGTATTCCATCGTGTATAAGGTGTGCTATACCAATATTGAATATTATATACAGGTTGTTTCTTGTAAAATATACAAATATCCTCATTTGTCTTCATCGGCTTCCTCTTCGCATTTAGGAAATCACTAAACTTGTTCTTTTCCCAAACTAAACTATATCTAAAATATTTCATATTACTTGTTATAAGCATACTGGTAAAGGGTTGATTACCAAATAATATTATCGCCCCATTATCTTTTATTATTCTGTTGTATTGTTCCCATAACTTATCAAATGGAATAACTACATCCCATTTATTTTTAGTCATACCATAAGGCAAATCACAAAGTATCAAGTCAATAGATTTATCTTCAATCTTTAACATAACTTTCAAACAATCATCATTTATCAAAAATACTTTTTTAGATTTTAAATATTCTCGTGTAATCATTATTATATTATCACAAATATTTTTTTCCACTTTTCCATAAAAACATAAATATAAAAACTTTTCAAAATATATAAACATATACTCAACATATATATACTTGAAATAAAATACTTTTTCAAATGACCAATAAATATTTTAACCTCTGACCACTTCTGACTTCTGCCTTCAATACTTTTTTTTATCAATCTTGTTTAGTAACCGAACCTGTTTCTCCGCACAGGATTTACAAGTCCCCTTGGCTGTGATTTTTTTGGTCTTGGTGTTCTTGACTTGGAACTTGTTGTTATTTAACTTGGTGATCCTGTAAGGCATCTTTATCATATACAAATAATTTTTTTATCAAGTCTGATGGGATCATACTTCTACTTTCGTGTGTCCCTTTATCAAATGCTATGTAGCGTCTCTTTCCCGCTCTCATGTTCCACCAGTCATCGGGCAACTTTGGTCTCTTTTCATTCTTCCATAGTTTTACATTAGACCATATATGCGTAGGCTTAGGATGTCCCCAACCATAATTACCATACCAAACAAGTAGTGGGTCTCCCAATTGTTCTTTTATTCCTGGATAGTATCTTAATAATCCAAGTGGATTTTCAACAAAGTATTTCTTTGGTTTAAAATAATTTAAAATATTCAACATAGCATCAATCATATTGTTTCCATCCTCTGCTTCTTTTGTTTTTCCCATTATATTATCCTTCTTCCGATGTTTTCCACCCGCAGAAAATGTAAATGTTTTACACTCGGGAGACGCCCATATAATATCAAACTCATCAGGTTTATAAACTTTGTAATCCCAATCACATATATCAACACATATGGTAGGCTCAAACTTTTTATTAAAATCTAAACTTATAACTTCATAACCTAATTGGTTTAAAACTTTTCCAGCACATTTAGTTCCACAGAATAACTCCAACGCCTTGGGCATTTAATTTATCACTATATTTTAAATGTCGGAACCAACCGATGAAAAACTTTACGAGAGTGTTAAGAAGGCTCTTTATAAAAAACACCCAAAACATTCTGCTTATCGCTCAGGATTACTGGTTCAAGAATACAAAAAACAATTCAAACAAAAGTATCCCAACAAAAAACCATACAAGGGTCAAAAACCCAAAGATGGATTGACCCGCTGGTTCAAAGAAGATTGGCGTAGTGATACAGGTGAAACTGGCTACACATCTAAATCATCTGTGTTTAGACCCACTAAAAGAGTGAGTAAAGATACTCCGAAGACTTTTAGTGAATTATCAAAAAAGGATATTGAAAAAGCAAAAAGAGAAAAAGCACGAACTGGTCGTGTTGAAAAGTTCTAAGGACAAGGTCTAATCTCAATAAAACATTTGAAGAGAGCAAGAGTGAAACTATCGGGAGAACCCGCATCGTTTTCAAGGAAGACTTCCATATAGTCTCCATTATCAATACTCTCAAATGGTGAAAAAGCCATCAAGTATCTACTATCACTACGGACAACATCAGTTCCAACATTTTCAATATTAGATATTTGGTAATCCTGTTTGACGGCACCAACACTATCATAAAGTCTCGCAAATACTTTTAGTCTGTTTGGAGGAGCAGGCGAACCCCAAGCACCTTCAATATGAGAATGAACTGATACAACCATCTTTGAACGAGTGCCGATGGGACCAGCACACATGGGTCCCAGGTTCTCTGAAAACTTACAAGCAGTCCAAGCGTTTGGGACCGTCGGGTCAAAACGCATATTTAGAGGGTCGTAGGTACACCGATCGGTAAAGGCTGACTGGTTGCCGATGTTGAAATAGTTTCCTGATAGTCCAGGAGTTAGTGTTAGACCTGTGCGTCTCGCAAAGACACCATTATACGCCTGAGTGTAAAGGTTGTTAGACATCATACAAGCAAGAGATGTAGGAAACCCTGTTAAAGAGTTGTTAAAGTTTTCCTGGATTCCATTTACTGGCTGACGATTGT